TATCACCCATTCTTAATTCAGATTCACCTGTTGTGGATGAATTAATCAAAACTTGGGAATAAGCATCGCTTGTAGTGCCGACAGCTAAACCATCCATGGTGGCTGTGCCAGTAACGTTTATGCCTGTGGAGGTGGTGGCTAGTTTGGAAGCACCGTTGTGATATAGAAAAACACCCGCCCCATCAAGACCTGTAATGACTGCGGCGTTATTAGCAGAATTTCTAACACGAAAGTCTTGCGCAGTTATGCGCAGTGAGCCAGTGCCTTGGTCGCTAATATAACTATTAGACCCATCATGGTAAATCTGTAGGTCATTACCAGCACCGAAGTTAGCCTTTGTATTGTCAGCAAAGTTAAGACTCTCAGCACTAGCATCCCATGTCAGCTTTGGAGTAGTACCTGTGTCCTCGTAGAAGCTGATGTCTCCGTTGGTGTCTATTTCAAATGCTGTAGTTGTTGGCGAGGGTTTAACTTGCAGTTCACCAGTTGTCGCTATGTTTTGAAAACGCCAGTTTCTAACTCCAGATTGACCAAGAAGAAATGTTGATGTATTTCCTGAAGTAGACTGGACAGTCGCATCACCATCTACAGTAAGCCCATCCATGGTGGCTGTGCCAGTAACGTTTATGCCTGCGGATGTTGTAGATAGCTTGTTACTATTATTGTATTTAAGGTCACAACTACCTGATGTATTAAACCTAGCGTATGTTTGACCGCCTGCGCCTAAAACACCATTGCCAATGTCAACATAGCTAGAACCACCAATAAACAAGTTACCTGTCCCACTATCAACTACATAGCTATTAGAACCATTGTGATATACCTGTAGGTCATTACCAGCACCGAACTGAGCCTTATCGTTATCACCAAAGTTAATGTCATAGCCATTGGTGTTAAGGTTGCCAGCTAATTGACCACCCCAGTCTACATTGTTGATTGTGCTTTCAGCAGCTATCCAAGTAGTGCCGTTGAAGACATACATAGTGTCGTCAGTAGTGTTGAAGTACAAAGCACCATTCTGAAGACTTTGACCCAGCAGGTCAGTAGATGGGGCAGAAGCAGCAGCTCCTAAGTAAGTAGAGTAGTAACTGTTCCAAGTGGCAGCAGCAGTCTCTGAATTAGTCTCGCTAGTGGCAGCATTATCTGCACTAATGTCAGCAGCGGTAGCACTTAGCGCAGCAGCATCAGCAGAAGCAGCCGCATCGAAAGCCCTACTAGATGCTAATGACCAAGCTTGTGCTGATAATTGTGCACTAGTATAAGAATCGCTGGCACTGTCAGCAGCATTGTTTTCGGACACACTGGCACTTGTAGCACTATTGCTTGCCGCCGTAGCGCTGTTACTAGCTTCAGTAGCTTTTGTAGTAGCTGTGTTAGCCGATGTAATTGCCGAAGCTGCGCTGTTGGCTGCTTGCGATGCGCTGGTAGAGGCATTAGTTGCATTAGTTTCTGCGTTTTGTACATCAACAATGTTGTCAGCTACAGTAGTTACTTTATCATCAATAGCTGCAACTTTATCTACATTGCCGTCAATACCTGCAACTTTACTTACGTCACCAATGTTACTTGCAACTGTACCGATGTCCGTAGCGTCAGCAATAACAGTATCCATCTTGGTTTCAAGACCAGATACTGTCGTTATATCACTGGAAATATCTGCAACTGTGTTTACGTCCGAGATGTTGCTCGCTACTGTACCAATGTCCAGACCATCAGCAGCAACTGTGTTGATGTTGGTTGCGTTACTGTGTACTGCATTGACGTTATCAATGTTGTTACCAACGTTGTTTACGTTAGTAATGTTGGAGGCAACAGTGCCAATATCCGAGGAATCTGCGGCTACGGCAGTTACATCTGAAGAAATATTGGATACTGTTGTAACATCAGACTTAATGGAATTTACACCAGTAATGTCAGTCTTGATGTTATCTAAATTCTGTACTTCAGTTTCAATACCAGCTACGGTTTGAACATAAGTATTGTTTGCTGTATTAGCGTAAGTTTGTGCTAAGTCTCTAGCGTCTTCCGCAGCAGACTGTGCTGTTTCAGCCGCTGTCTTAGCAGCAGTGGCATTTGTTGCTTCGTTGCTTGCTGAAGTAGCAGAGTTGCTTGCTTCAGTAGCTTGGGTAGTAGCTGTAGATGCTGAACCGTTTGCAGACGCTGCTGAACTAGCGGCTTGTGTTGCTGAATCGGCTGCTTCTTGTGCTTTAGTAGTGGCAATCCCTGCTTGTTCCGTTACGGCATCAACAATGGAATCATCCGTTGAATTACCTGCACCACCCGTTCCTCTGAATATAGACATGACATTTTCCTATATTAATTCTTTACTTTGAGTTTTAATTTAGATAGTACCGTTAGCCGTTACATTACCTACAACAGTTAAATTACCACTTGTGTCTAGTTTGGCTTTGTTTGTACCGCCGTAGCTAATAAACAAATTATTACCTGAAACAGTAAATGACCAATCGCTTGCCCCTGATGTTAAACTAACACTACCATTAACATCTACACCTGAAGCAGTAGTTTCAAGTTTATTATTAGCATTGTAATTTAACTGACAGCTACCTGAAGTGTTAAACCTAGCATAGGTCTGACCGCCCAAACCTGAAACACCGTTACCAATATCTACGTAGCTTGCGCCGCCTATGAATAGATTACCTGTGCCGCCATCAACTACATAGCTATGAGAACCATCGTGATAAATCTCTAAGTCATCATCAGCGCCAAACTGAGCTTTATCGCTGTCGCCGAAGCTAAGGTTATCTGTTAGTGTACCACCTGCAATAGTGGGAGTAGTTAGGGTTTTGTTAGTAAGGGTCTGATTACCTGTTAAAGTAACTGCCGTGGAGGAGTCAGCTTTAGTAGCAACAGCCACAGCAATGTTATTAAATTCAGCGTCTATCTCTGTCCCTTTAACAATCTTAGCAGGATTACCTGAAGGCAGAGAATCTTTAGTAGCAAAATTAGTAGTTTTAGTATAGTTAGACATCAAGAAACCTGTTTAGTTAAAAAGGAGAAAAGGAAAAGGGACTCCTCCCAATTAAAAAGGAAGAAGCCCCTAGTTTGTAGCTTATGCGTCTACTGCGAGTACGAAGCCTGCGTCTGGGCGCAGAACCTTAGTGCCATACAGAGTGTCAGCAGTGTACAAGGTTCCAAGGAACTCCTGCTTGTACTGAGTCTGTGAGCGAACGCCCTGCTGCTCTGCCAGAACATAAGTGTCCTTGTGCAGAAGCTGTGCAGCACGTACACCACTCTCAGGAGTAGCACAGTTAGTTGATACAAATACGTCAATGCCGTACAGAGTACCAATCTGACCGTTCTGAACACCACGACCATCTACGAAGTCAGAAGACTGGTAGCGGTCAATGCCCATGATAGCGTTACGCAGTGAAGGTGGGATTACGAAGCAACGGTTGTCCATAGGAACATCGGCATCGTCCATCTTCTGAATAAGACCACGGAAAGCAGCGTCAGAGAAAGCACCACACTCAGCAGCACCCTGTGCGCTGTATGCTTCCAAAGCACCTGAAGTTGGGTCAATCTGGAAGGAAGCACTGTGAGTCCAGTCGCTGCCGTCACCGTTACCCAGAGACTTACCGAGGTTAGTCAGGTCAGTATCAACCTGACGAGCCAGAGCGTAACCAGCGTCACCAGTGTAGAACTGACGGAGAGAAGCCAGAGCCTGAGTCTCAGTGATGTCTTCAATCATACGAGAGTACTCGAAGTGCTTGTCGATAACGACCTGTACTTCACCCTCAGTAGCGTTTTGGATAGTTACCGCCTGACCTTCGACCTTAGCGTGAGCATCGCCACGAACAGGCTTAGGTACGTGGATAACGTCACCTTTCTTACCAGTCATGCCCAGAGACTTGACCAGAGGAGCCAGAACCAAGTTAGACTTGTATGCAGCAACAACTTCGTCACTCCAAATTTCTGGGATAAAAGTAGCAGCGCTAGTGTTGTCTACCGCACCGCCCATGTTGGGATATGTTGAATCAGTCATAATATAAATACCTATAAAAAGAGTTTAGTTAGCGGACTCTCTTCTCGGCATAGGCTCTAGTGATTTCATCAGATAAAGCTAAATACCGTTCTGGATTGTCCTGCATTAGTTTAATAATGTCTGAACGACGATATATCTTCTTCGCTCGCTGTTCCCCAGTTCCTTTGGTACTACCTGTGGAGGCAGTCTTAACAGCGGCCTTCCTAGTTTGCTTCTCGGCAGCTACAGTCTTAGCTACGGCACCCTGACGTTCCTTCCAGTTAGTAAAGAGTTCGTCAGCAGCTTCATAGTCATACTGCGTATCTGCTTGAGCAAAGAGCTGTGTTCTAATCTTAGAGGCTTTAATCCAATCAACAAACTTTTGGTCTTGTACAATATCAGTCATGTCGGGGTGACGTTTCTGAAGTTGTGTCAATGCAATAGTCCGTGCCTGTTCCTGTGTGGCAGCCTCAGCCTTCTTAATGGAAGGGTGATTAGCAATAGCTCTTTCGACAGCCTTGTCGGGGTCAGAGAAGAAATCAATATCTTCGTCTACAGTTTCTTGCTTTGGTGTAGTGGTGTCGAGTTGTGTCTGTATGTAACTATCAACGACTGAACGTAACTCCCCTACTTCTCCGCTTTGCTTCCCTAAGAGCTTCTCAGCTTCTTGGTGCATCCTTACAATCTCAGCGGTTGACTTTCCTTTGTACTTCTCGGGGATGTCCTCTTCTTGTGTTTCAGCTTCTTGGGTTTCTTCAGGAGTTGGCTCTTGTTGAGTTTCCTGTGTAATTTCCTCAAGGTTGCCTAGTTCTTCTTTGTCGTCTTCTTGACGCTCGTCTGGTAAAATTGTTGCCATTATTAAACTCCGTACCTTAGTATTATGGAGGTTTATATTATGTAAGGGTTCAACACACCTATGAATTTGCCTTACGTTCTTGTTGCAGTTTCTGCTCTCGTTTCTTGACCCAATTGTCGGAGTTAATACCATTCCGCTTTTCAGTCCAAGTCCCGAAGGTAGACAACTGCTTTACTGCTAGTAGACCACACTCATTGCAGTCTACTTCTTTAGTGTCGCTACTAACGAATCGTTCATTAGTATGTCCAGCTTCACATTTAAAATCAAACAGAGGCATCTTGTTCTTCAGCACCTAAGTTATCATATGCGTCCCGGACTTGCTCCTCTAAGTTTAGCAACGTAGCGATGACGTAAAGTTGTCCTTTCCTGTAGAAAAGGTCTTTATCATCCTTAGTTGCTTCTACTGAATTAATGCCTTGGGCGTTTGTAAGTAGGTCTTCCGTCAAAGTCTTCCAACCTTCAGTACGGAACATTGACAGCATATCTTCGTAGTATTTTTCTAGTTCTTTGTCTGTTGCATTCATTAACTGTTTCTCCTTAAAAGGACAGTTTGTTATAAGTTAAAGTACAAGTTAAAGTATACTCGACTGGGTATTCCCAATCCTTTAAAGTATACTATAGTATTATTATATCATACTTTTAAGCAAATGTCAAGAACTATTTTATCTTTTTTTACCTTTGTGCAGACCATGCTTGGCGTGTTGCTTGCCTTTAGCTGTGGCTTGTCGCTTCTTCTTGTTAGCTGCTGCTAGTTTCTTCTTACCGGCAGCGGTGGACTTCAGCTTGTCAATCGTCTTCTTAGGAGCATACACCTCACCAGTCTTACCCGAAGGTTTACCACTAGCTGTACGCCACTTCTGCTTTGTCCACTTCTTCAAAGACTTCTGAGACTTTGCTAGTGCCATTACTTGTAACCTCCACCCTTAGCCTTGTATTCCTTGGCAAGCATCTGTGCCTTCCGTGCAGACCATTGTCCAGCCTTACCACCCTTAGTACCTGCCTTAATCTTGTTAAACAAGTTCTTACGCATGGTAGGCTTGGTGTAGTTACCTGCCTTATTGACTGTAGATTTTTTAGTAGCCACTTCGCACCTTCATCTTGTTTTTCTTTTTGTTAGTAGTCGAGCGTTGTCCACGCTTAGGCTTAGCAGGTGTTTTTGATTTGCTACAGCATTTACCTTTCTTCATCGTTACTTTCTCCTCGACTTAGCACCAGAGCATTTCCAGCGCTTGCGTGATAAGTTGTTAGGTGTATTAGGGTCATTCTGTTTCTTCTTAGGTAAGCGCTTCTTAATACCTAAACTACGAGCGCAGTAGCTATCTCCTTTGGAAGTGCCGGGTTTTACTCTAGCACCTCCGCCTTTGGCTTTACCTGCTTGCCCATAGCTTACCTTTTTACCGGAGGAAGTAACCTTAACCTTTGCTTTTCCCTTTCTTGGTGTTGCCACTTGCTTTCTCCTTATGAGAGTCTACATCTGAGTTTACTTTTTCTTCTAGCTTGTCAATACGTTTATTGACTTGCTCCAATGCCGCGAGTCTCTTGAATGTTTTGTCGAAGGCTTGGTTGAC